TGAGTGGTAATGTTACCGGCGGCAATTTGCTTACAGGTGGATTGATATCTGCTACATCAACAATTACGTCAGCTGATACAATCACTGGTGGCAATTTGGCCACAGGTGGCACAGCAAGTGCTACTGGCAACATTACAGGTGGCAATGTCTTAACAGGTGGATTGATCTCTGCTACTGCCACAATTACAGGTGGCAACTTGGCCACAGGTGGCACAGCAAGTGCCACAGGTAATATCACAGGTGGTAATGTCTTAACAGGTGGATTGATTTCTGCCACATCAACAATTACATCAGCGGCCAACATCACAGGTGGCAACATTCTGACTGCTGGCCAAGTGTCAGCAACTGGCAACATCACTGGTAACTATTTCATTGGTAACGGCAGTCAACTTACTGGCATTGATGCCGCTGGCATTCAAAATGGAAACTCAAACGTTCGTGTTGTGAGCGCAGGTGGCAACGTTGCCATTGGAATTGGCGGCACAGCAAACGTGGCAGTGTTTGCAACCACAGGCGAATATGTTACAGGTGAATTTAGTGCAAGCGGCAATGTCACAGGCGGCAACATCTTAACCGGTGGACTTGTTAGTGCAACCGGCAACATTGTTGCAGCAGGTGTGCGCAATGCCGCTGCAAATAGCACAATAACATTTGTTGCTAGTGGTAACACTCAATCAGACAGCATTGTATTGTCTCAAGTGGGTGCAAACGGTAATGTAACTGTTAAGATTGGTGAAAGCACCAATGACCCAGGCATATTTGGCCTGTTCACAAGTGGTCAAGTTGACGCTGTTGGAATATTTTCAAGTGCTAATATTGTACAAACTGGAAATGCAAACACCTGGGTGCTTGCAAAAAATGTCTTTAGTAATGGCGTAGTAACAGCAACAGGCAACGTAACTGGTGGCAATGTCTTAACTGGTGGATTGATTTCTGCAACTGCCAACGTAACTGGTGGCAATGTCTTAACTGCTGGACAAGTATCAGCAACTGGCAATGTCACAGGTAATTACATCCTGGGTAACGGTAGCCAACTTACTGGCATTGATGCTACATCAATACAAAATGGAACCTCAAATGTTCGTGTTGTAAGCTCTGGTGGTAATGTTTCAATTGGAGTGGGCGGAACTGGCAATGTAGCTGTGTTTGCCACAACTGGTGAATACATCAATGGATTGTTGAGCGTAAGTGGTAACATTACCGCTGGCAACGTGTCAACTGCTGGCAATGCGGCAGCAGGTGGTTTCCTTAGCGACAACTTCTACTATGCCAACGGTGCACCAAGAACATTTGGTATTACCTACACTGCATCCACAACACCTCCTCCAGGACCAAACATTGGTGATCAATGGTACAATACTAGCACTGACATCTTGTATGAATACACATATGATGGCACAACCAGCTATTGGGTTGACATTGTAAGTCCAGCTTTTGCGGCTGGTGTGGTGGCTAACATTGCTATTTCTGGCAGTATGTTGGTCAATGCCAATGCCACATACGACATTGGTAGTGCCAGTCAAACATTTGCCAATGTGTATGCTCAAAACTACTTTGGTAATGGCAGTCAACTCACTGGCATTGATGCTACATCAATACAAAACGGCACATCAAATGTGCGTGTGGTAAGCTCAGGTGGTAATGTTACAACATCAGTTGGTGGCACATCAAATGTGATGGTTGTTAGTTCAACTGACGTGACCATTAACGGTAACTTGACTGTTACAGGAAATGCCACACTTAGCGGTAACATCATTGGAGATAGAGTACAAAATGGCACGAGCCAAATTGACATTCAAACTGCCAATGGCAATGCCAACATAACCATCAACGGGAATTCGAACGTTGCTGTGTTTAGTGAAGGCGCATTGACCATGAAAGGCAATGTGCTACCTAGTGCCAACATCACATACAACTTGGGTAGTTCTACACAACGTTGGAATGATTTGTGGTTGGCCAATAGCACAATCTACATTGGTAATGCTCAATTGAGTGCCAACGCAACAGCACTAATTTTGACAAACCCAGCTGGTGGCCAGACTGTATTAGCTGGTGCTACTGCAGGGATAACTGGTGCAACAGTGAGTGCTACAGGCAATATCACAGGTGGTAACATCTTAACAGGCGGGTTGATATCTGCAACTGGTAATGTAACCGGTGGCAACTTGTCGGGTACTAATATTGTAGGTACACTGACCACAGCAAGCCAAACAAATATTACCGCAGTTGGTACATTGGGCAGTTTGACAGTTACAGGCAATGCAACAGGTGGCAATATCCTAACTGGTGGATTAATTTCAGCAACTGGTAATGTAACTGGTGGTAATATTCGAACAGGCAATATCACTATTACTGGTGATTTGATCAGCAGTTTAGGTGACACAATTACTATTGATCCGTACAACATAGGCAACACAGGCCATGTGATCATCAACGGTAACTTGCAAGTTAATGGTACAACAACTACCATTAACTCCAATGTGGTCAGCACAAACGACTTAACAGTCAACTATGCCAACAATGCAATCAACAGCGCCGCAGCCAATGGTGGTGGTATCGAAGTTGGTCCAATTGGTGGTGCGTTTATTACTTGGCTTTATAACAGTACAAGCAACGTTTGGGTAAGCAGTCTTGGTATTAGTGCTGTTGGCAACGTCACAGGTGGAAATATACTTACAGGTGGATTGATCTCTGCTGCTGGCAACATTACTGGTGGTAATATCCTAGGTGGTGCTAACGTTAACGCTACCACACACACAGGTGCCACAGTTTCAGTAACTGGTAACGTTGATGCTGGTAACTTGAGAACAGGTGGATTGATTAGTGCAACTGGTGCAATCACAGGTGCTGCAATTACAGGATCTAGTTTGACTGTGTCAACTGGCACAATCACTGGCGGCAACATTGTAAACGCTAACGGTAACGGCATTGGTAATATTGGTAGCTCAAGTGTGTATTTTAACACAGTATTTGCCAAAGCCACATCAGCACAATATGCTGACTTGGCAGAAAACTATCGCGCAGATGCTGCATACGAACCAGGTACTGTACTTGAATTTGGAGGCGATGAGGAAGTTACAATAAGTACCACAGATTCCAGCAAACGAGTTGCTGGAGTGGTATCAACTAACCCAGCGTATTTGATGAACGCAGGGCTCGGCGGCATGTATATTGCTGCTGTGGCACTGACTGGTCGAGTACCTGTAAAAGTTGAAGGACCAGTCGCTAAAGGAGATTTAATGGTATCAAATGGAAATGGACGGGCAAGAGCATGCATGGATGCAGTTCCAGTTGTGGGTACTATACTTGGTAAATCATTGGAAAACTTTACAGGCGGCGAGGGCACAATTGAAGTCGTGATCGGCAAACAATAAGGATGCTAAATGAGCTTTCCTACGTCGCCGACTAACGGGCAAATTGCCGTTGTAAACAATGTAGCATACGAATATGCGTCTGCTAATACCAGCTGGACTCGTGTTCTAAGCATTGCCAACATAATTCAGGCCAATGTAATATCTGCCAACGTGCTAAACGTTGTGCAGGCATTCAGCATCGCTGGTAATATTGCAACTGCCAACTACTTTATTGGCAACGGCGCATTCTTAACTGGCCTGCCAGTTAGTTATAGCAATACTGATGTAGCCAACTACTTGCCAACCTACACTGGCAATTTGGTCAGCCTAACTGGCCCAGTCACGACCACTGGCAATATAACTGCTAACAATGTTTTGTTTGGTACTGGCGTAGTATCAGGAACCGGCACGGTATACGCTGCCACTGTCAGCACCACTGGTAATGTCAACAGTGGGTTTCTCAGCACAGGCGAAGCATCAGTAGGTAATTTATTTTCAGGTGGCTATGTCAGTGCAAGCGGGAATGTAACCGGCAGTTACATTTTTGGCAATGGCGCATTGCTAACTGGTGTTATCACATCAGTGTCAAATATAAACAATGGCACGTCAAATGTCACAGTTGTTAGTTCAGGGGGCAATGTCACAGTTGGCGTGGGTGGCACAGGAAACGTTGCTGTTTTTTCCACAACTGGTGGATACATCACAGGTGAATTGAGTGCAAGCGGCAACATAACTGGTGGTAATGTTATTTCTAGTGGTGTCCGAGTTTACAAATGGACCACAGTAGCAAACACAGCACCATCTGGTGCAGTACCCGGTGACAACTGGTACGACTCTTACGCAGATAAATTATATCTCTATGTCAATGACGGAACTGGCAACGCTTGGGTTGATCAAAGTCCTCCTACTACATTTGCCAGTTTAACTGTTAGTGGAAATACATCAAGTGGTAATTTACTAACTGCGGGTCTGGTATCGGCCACTGGTAATATTACTGGTAATTACATTTTTGGTAATGGTGCATTGTTGACTGGTGTGATCACATCAGTATCAAACATCAACAACGGCACATCAAACGTCACTGTTGTGAGTTCAGGCGGCAATATTTCTGTAGGCGTAGGCGGAACTTCAAACGTAGCTGTGGTCAGCACTGATGCAGTGACTATAAAAGGCAATGTGTTGCCCAGCGCCAACGTCACATATGATTTGGGAACATCAACACAGCGTTGGAAAGACTTGTGGCTGAGTAACAGCACAATATATTTGGGAAATGCTCAGATTAGTGCTAATGCCACGGCTGTAACTATTACCAATCCTGCAGGTGGAAATACTGTTTTACAAGGTGCCACACCGTCTATTACTGGCAACACAGTCAGCGTATCGGGCAACATTACCGGCGACAATATTTTAGCTGGTGGTGTGATATCCGCAACTGGTAATATCACTGGTGGTAACGTATTGGGTGGAGCCAATGTTAATGCTACTACACATACAGGTACTACTGTATCAGTAACGGCAAACGTAACAGGTGGTAATTTACTAACTGGTGGGTTGATTAATGCCACAGGCAATATCACAGGTGGCAATGTCAACACCAACCAAGTGGTTGGCACCGGATTAACACTAGTATCTACTGGTGATCTAACACTCAGCGCAACTGGTAACATCAATGTCAACAACGAATACATCAACAACGTACCTACTCCGGTAGCTGATGGTGATGCTGTAAACAAACTGTATGTTGATAATTTTGTTACCGGACTTAATGTACATGATGCTGTAACGGCTGCTACTCCAACCACGCTGGCCACTATCACTAGCGGAACAATTACCTATTACAATGGTCCAGGATCCAATGGCGTTGGTGCTACACTGAGCACAACCGGCACATTCAACTTGATTGACACAGTGAATGTGCAAACAGCAGGCACTAGAATTCTAGTGCTGAATGAAGCCAATGCAGTGACCAATGGTGTGTATGTTTGGAGCAATGCCACAGCAATTACTCGTGCAAGTGATTACAACACTGTGCCCGAAGTTGAAGCTGGCGACTTTATGTTTGTTACCAATGGTGCCACATACGGCAACACCGGATGGATTCAAACTTCTACTGTATCAAATATTGGATTCGCTGGCAATAACATAACATTTACACAGTTTTCAGGATCTGGCACATATAGTGCTGGGACTGGCCTTACACTTACTGGCACCACGTTTAGTGTAAATGCAAGTCAAACACAAGTGACTTCGGTTGGTACATTGGGTAGTTTATTAGTAACAGGTAACGTAACAGGTGGTAACGTCCTAACAGGTGGACTAATAAGTTCTACTGGCAACATCACAGGTGGTAATTTATCAGGCACTAGCATTGTGGGTACACTGACCACAGCCTCACAAACAAACATTACCGCACTTGGTACATTAGGTTCATTAACAGTCACCGCCAATACCACTAGCGGTAATTTACTCACAGGTGGTGTGATATCTGCAACTGGCAACATCACTGGCGGTAACATCTTGGGTGGTGCAAATGTCAATGCCACAACACATACTGGCACAACTGTATCAGTTACAGCTAACATAACTGGCGGCAACATCTTAACCGGCGGATTGATATCTGCAACTGGTAACATAACCGGTGGCAATCTTGTTCTCAGTGGCGGCATCGTTGACAACACAGGCAATTTAGATCTACAAACTTCTGCGGCAAATGCCAACATCAATTTCACACCCAATGGCAGTGGTAATGTTTATTCAAATGCAAATGTATTTGTCAATGGATTGATTTCTGCTAGTGGCAACATCACTGGCGGCAATATTATTACAGGAGCAGGATCGGGTGGTAACTTAACTGGTGCCAATGTAATTTCTGCCAATACCGTTACTGTAACAGCCAACATAACTGGTGGTAACATCTTAACTGGTGGTATTATATCAGCTACCGGCAATATAACTGGTGGTAACTTACGAACAGCCGGATTGATTTCGGCAACTGGCACAGTAACTGGTAGTCAATTCAATGGATCAGGTGCTGGATTAACGTCAATACCAGGCGCCAATGTGTCAGGCACTGTGGCCAATGCAACTTATGCAACGAGTGCAGGCAGCTCAACCACAGCTAGTACAGTAACCACAGCAGCCCAACCAAATATTACATCAGTTGGTACATTGAGTAGTGTGACAATTTCTGGTGTTACCAGTGTAGGCGGGGCTATTACTCGTACCGCAGCCGGAACGGGATATCTCAATGGAAATTATAATTCCATTGAGACAATTAGTACATCAGGAGCAATTTATTCTATTGGCGGCTCTTATGTTCCTTTAGCCACCAGTCTCAATAACATGTACGGCATAGGCTATGGATATTCAGGACAAACTGCCAACGTTGGCGGTAGTTCAGGTGTACCAGTAAATCGTTGGGGAATGTATGTTGCTTCGGCTGGAGTCTCAAGAATTTTCTTAGATTCAGATAGTAGTATTGTTTATGCTGCTACTTTTAGTGGTGTATCAACTACAGCCAAATATGCTGACTTGGCAGAATTGTATTCCGCTGATGCCGAATATCCACCAGGCACAGTGGTAGATTTTGGTGGCACATGCGAAATAACATTGAGTGTGGAATCCGGAAGTAATAGAATAGCCGGTGTGGTATCTACAAATCCGGCTCACTTGATGAATTCCACTTTGGAATCCACGCACACAGCAGCCGTGGCACTGTCTGGCCGAGTTCCAACCCTGGTGATCGGACCTGTACGCAAAGGCGATATGATGGTGTCAGCAGGTAATGGTCATGCACAGGCATGTGCCACACCGGCCATGGGCACAGTGATTGGCAAAGCAGTTGAAGACTTTGTTGGCGCATCTGGCACAATTGAAATTGCAGTAGGAAGATTATAATGGCATTTCCAACATCACCAACTAATGGTCAGCAAGCCAACATTAATGGTATAACTTATACTTACAGCAGTGCGGCCACAGCATGGACGGTGAGCACATCTGTCAGCAATACGTTTGTGAGTATCAACGTGAGTGACAATGTGAACAGTGGCAATGTATTGGCCACTGGCGTGATTAGTGCCACTGGCAATGTATTGGGTGGCAACTTGTCAGGTACCAACATTGTGGGCACATTGACCACAGCCGCACAAACAAACATCACAAGTGTTGGCACATTAGGCAGTTTAACTGTTACAGCCAACACAACCAGTGGCAATATCCTAACAGGTGGATTGATCTCCGCAACCGGTAATATTGCTGGCGGTAACGTAATTGCAACTACTGGATTAACAGCTGGTACATTGTCGTTAACCGGCAACACAATCAGCTCAACTGATAGTATAATCACAATTGATCCTGCTTCTGCAGGATCAAGTGGCGCAGTTTTCATTCAAGGTAATTTGAGTGTTACTGGTAATGTAACATATATCAACTCCAACAACGTTACCACAAATGACTTGACCATTAACATGGCCAACAATGCAGCCACTGCCGCCGCTGCTAATGGAGGTGGTATTGAAGTTGGCCCAGCTGGCGCACAGTATGCAAGTATCACCTACAACAGCACCGGCAACATCTGGGTAGTTAGCAATGGTGCCAACGTAAGTGGTGCAGCCAGCGTAACTGGCAACGTAACCGGCGGCAATATCTTAACAGGTGGGTTGATATCAGCAGCCGGCAACATCAGTGCAAACAATGCCACTTTCACATCTAATCAAACTTTGTCTTATGGCACAGCCAATGGTGTGGTATATCTCAATGACTCCAAGGTAGCAACAAGTGGTACTGCGCTGGTTTTTGATGGTACAAATTTGGGTATTGGGACGAGTTCGCCATCATTTACCGCTGGCTCTGGTGGTTTGATGATTTCTGGACTTAAACCCGCATTAAGACTTAGCTCAACAACAACTGGCTCTGGCACTTGGGAAATTTATGCTGATTCTGCGTCAGCAGGTGGTCTTGGATTTTATGAAAGACAAAATGCTCAAACCATGATGTACCTTGATGAAGGCGGTAACTTGGGTGTTGGGACTACATCACCTTCTACTGGTAAATTTAGTGATGCGTCATATGCGTTTTTAATTCAATCAGCAAGTACAAGCACTGGTACAAACATTTTTGCCAGCAACTCTGATAACTCAAAATTTGTTGGCGTATGGAGCGGTCATTCAAGCGCAAACTCAGCAGTAGGCGTTAAATCTGGCACTGCGCTTACATTCGGCGCATGGTCAGCAATAACCGGGGTAGGTGGATTTACCGAAAATATGCGAATCAGCTCCGACGGGGTGCTTCAAGTTGGGAGAACAGGGGGTTCTGCTCCTGATGGGAAACTTCAAGTTATTGCATCTGGCACAGGCGCAGGAACCGCAAACACCAAACTTGGTTTTGCTCTAATTGAAGATGATTCAGGCAATGGGGCAGGCTTGTGGTTGGGTTCAATGACCAACCAAAATACAGGAGTTATTGGCTCAAGAACTGCTTCTGGCAATATTGCTTTCCAAACCTACAACGGCGGCTGGGGTGAGCGGATGCGCCTTACTTATGACGGTAACTTTAAAATTACTCAAACACCTGGTAAATACACAGTTGACGTAACTGGAGGAGCTACCAGTATTGCTAACGGCGGCACAGTTGATTTTCCTAGTGCGTCAGGAATGCTAGTAGTGAATAATTGGTTTAATGGAGCTATAACATTGTACCTTTGCGGTGGCGGAGCAGTAACTGTAGTTTCAAACGTCATTGCTCAAGCTGGATCTTTTGCTTATAACAGTGGTATTGGTGGGTATACTTGGACTAATAATTATGGTGGAACTGCTACATTTGGGTTCTTCTTTGTCCGAACAAGGGATACAGCTTAAGGAAAAAAATGGAATATACTGTCAACAAGATTCAAGACCAATCATTTGGATATAATATTTCAATGGAACATTTGGGGGAAAAAATTAACTTTAATGTTTTTTGTGCAAACAGTGAAACTGAAATTCCCGAATTGGTAGCCCATCACCTTGCTTTTTTAGAAGCACCCGTCCCTGTATATCAGACTGACCCCCAAGTCTCTAGTTTACAAACTTTACTAGAACAACAACAAGCACTCATCACCCAACTAACCGCTCGTATAACCGCTTTGGAAAACGCATAAGTCACAAACTGGCCAACTCTACTCGTTCCACAGCAGCCAGTTTTTGTTGAACACTATCAATGTTTAGTGTGCTCCACAAGCCAGGATGCATGGGCTTGGGCCATGTGCCCACAGCAATCCATGCATAGCCAATGTGTTCGTCGTTTAACACAGGCTGAAATTCTTGATCCAGCACACAAACCCAGGTGTGATATTCAAACACACCATCTGCTGATGTGAATTTTTCTAGTGGCATGAGTCGACGATAGTCTGGAAAACTGCCTAATTCCTCTTGGCATTCACGTTCCATTCCGCCCAACAGCGTTTCGCCTGCTTCTACCTTGCCGCCAGGTAATCCCCATGCGCCAGGATGTTTGACGTCATTTCTTAAGAGATATAGATAACGGCCAGTGTCACGGGCCAGGAACCATACACCCACTGCTTTTACAGTACTAGGCTCCAGGTGCCTGCTGGGTATTCCCCTTGATAACTTTTGGTCCATTCTGCTCCAGTCCATTCATATTGTGTACCAGTAGTTATGTTGGTCACATACTGCACCGCAGTTTCTACCGCACTCACAAATGACACACGCCAACGTGCGCCATCCCACTCAATGATGTCATTGGCTGACGCCACCAACGGCTGTCCTGCTGTGCCTGCCCAAGCAGTAGGGTTGGCCACATTGTCATAGTTGCCAGTGCTTTCGGTCAACAAGTAACGCACACCTGTAACAGGTGACGGCAATCCGTCTCCTGGACCACTGATCAGCGGATCAATGATAGCGTCAATTGGATTCAGCGTATTTTGTGGTGCTGTGTCTGCATCAGGAGTGAATATGACCAATCGATCATCATCAGGGTTGATCACAATGGTGCCAATAATGGGTGGACTGTCACTGTCTGGCGGCGATTCAACAGGACGATTCAATCTAATCTGACTGATACCCGGACGCAACACGCCATACGCTGAAATCACAGCAGGCCATAACAATGGCGAATCTGCCACAATAGCAGTGGGATCTAAGTCCGCATAAGCACCATTGGGCACCACAGTACGAGCCGGCAGCACTTGAATCTGATTGTTGATCACAACCAGTTTGTAACCCCACGGTGTGAACATGGGACGAGTTCCCAGCAACAGATCGTTGTTGGTTATGGCATCAGCAGCGTCACCTTGTGCGTCAAAGATGCCGGCAATGATGCGTTCCACCACACCCAGTTTCTTGATCTTGGCTGGAGATGAAATCCATATGGGCATGGAGAATTTGATGCTGGCAATATCAATGGGATTTTCTGTGCCCATTGGAATAGTTCTTGAACTCCAACTCAGTTGATCCAAATACATCACACTCAAACTTGACCAGTCAATGTAGTTGTCTGTACTTTGTAGTTCTAACGAAGGATTAAACAGGGTCAAAATCTGTTCAAATAATTGCAATTTCTGATTGGTGTTTGATGTCCAAATGTCCAGTGTTACACTCAACTTGTACGGCACAGGCATCAGTCGTTCAATGGTAAATGCATTGCCTTGTGTGGTGTCGTATGATTCTGTAGCAGTGTCGTATGTGCGTTGGCGCACTGAGAATCTGTCCACAAAAGTGGGATCTTGTATTCTTGGTCGATCGTATTCAAGATTGTTGATGTAAAAAGTCATTAAGGGAGTTGATGGCAATGCACTGGCAGAGTTTTCTTGAATGATGGTCTGTGCATTGCGACTGGAATCACCATAGCGCACAGGCACACGCAACAGGGTGGCTTTGTTTACGCCGTCAGTTTCGTTGCCGTACTCAATTTGGAATCCTGAAAAGATTCTGGTAAATTGCAGTAGGAACCTGCGTATTTGTGCGTCGTAAAAAAATTGTTGCATGTTTATCTTGAATAAGGTGGTGGTGGGTTAGGTGGCAAGAAGCCGCCTTGGTCACCATTGTCTGCCTTGGGTTTGAGAGCTTGACTCAAACTCTGACGCTGTGGTACAGCACCCAAGTCCGTGGTATTGGTAGTGTATGTATTGTTCACAAAACCTGAGCGTTGTGTTTGATTGGTTGCGGCATTGTCTAGTTGTGTTCGCACTTTTTCCTCGATCTTGATCCATGATCTTCCGTTGTAGCGAAACAGTCTGTTGGGTTTGTAGTCCAGTCTCAAACAGTAATCGCCACTCACAGCATTGGCTGGAAAGCTCACACCTGGAGTCACAGGCAAGCCGTTAGGAGCAAAACCATCACCAGTTAGATAGCCTGCTGTATAACCATCTGCTCGTGGAGTGATGTTCATGCCACCCTGTGTACCATCCACTGTGGTGCCGTCAATTGTGCTCAGGCTGGTCGGATTGGCAGGTTGGCCATCGTCCAGTGTGGCCACAACATAGAACTTTTCAACATCGTACCCACTGAGTGGAACTTCCACATTGGCCTGTGCAAGTATGTCGTCATTGATCTGTTGATCTTTGGGTCGGGTACTTTGCATGTCAGAGATTGTGGGCGGAGTATACTCAGACCAATAAGTTGTATCTGTAATTTCTGTGCCAGCAGGCACATTTCTCGTGGCTCGATAATACACATCACCGTAATTCACAATGCTACCGCCAGGATAGAAATCACCCGGATCCCAAATGTATTCAGACACAAACGGCTTGTCTAGTATGCTGTTGTATTCTTGTGCATTGGTCAGTGGTGTGGCCTTGATGCGCCACAAGTGCGGCAACCAAGTTTGACTGAAACCTTCTGACGCAAAGTTAGCATCCTGGATCACATAGTATCTGGGCAAGGCTAATGGCAAGGCAGCATTTAGGGGATTATAATCTTTCAGGTTTGGCACTTCAATAACATCACCGTTCATGAGTTTGCGACCAAACGTATCTATCATATCGTTGTAGTGAAAGGTCACAAACAAGGTATCTGAGTTTAAAAACAATCCAAATTGTGTTAGATCAAAGTCCACATCCTGCACACGATACACACCGCGCATGACATAGATATCTGGAGCATACACTCTGTCTCTGTTTTCCAGCAACAGCAAGTCTTGAATGTTTAAGGGGCTTTGCTCATCATAAATGGGCTGTGTGGCATCAGCATTGCCCGACAGCGCAGAGTCCTCGCCCCCAGTTTGTGGGCCCAGATATTTGTGAACATAGATATCTAATCCGCCCACAGTGTACATTTCACTGATGGTGCGGTCAAAAAATTGGTAGTCGCGAGTTCGATTGGGGCGGTATAGGCTTAGGCGTGGCATAGTGTTATTTATAGCATTCTGGTTGACTGAATATTCCCGAACTGCTATAATTAGCACTTGACAACACAAAGGAGCCACTATGCTTACAGATGTACAAAGCGCACAAATTAATAATACTGAAGTATACACTTTAGATTATGAGGCAGAAGCCATGCAAAGCTACCGGGACACAGGCGAGGACTTAATGGACGAGCTTGAGGTACGTGCCACTAATGTTATTTTGGAGCAAACGGCATGGGATGCTCGTGAGGATCTGGGCGGCATTACAGTTTACTTTCGAGATAGTACTTTAGTAGCATTCTACGATTACGAGCAGTTTCGTGGCACTGTGTTCTAAAAACAACACCAGCAAAGATTGACATCAAAATCAATCTTTGCTATAATACATACTTAACCACTCTAGGAGTATGTTATGAAAGCCGCTAACTTTTTAACAAAGTACACAGGCCCAAAAGGCAAGGGATTTATACAGTCCTATGACAAAATAAAAGCTACAGAAAAATGGGTAGAGTACGCTCTTGACATTGTGGACATGAGCCGTATAATAATGACAGTGGACTTTGACACTAAATGGCGCTTGGCAGAAGCCCTAGAAACAGCAGAGCGCAAAAAAGCCTGGATGTACAAACACAAAAATTTTGACGTTAAACGTGCTGCCAAACTGTTTGACGCCGTCAAACACCTGCCCAAAACTAAGTAAGGAATAATTATGATCGCAACAAAACCTGTCAAACCCCTAAATCCACGTAGTGCGGATACCAATGCCATGGGCATGGAGCCTACATGGCGAGTGCAACCCGCAGAAGGCCGCATCAGTGCTTTCAGTCATGCATTCTCATGGTACAACTACTTTTATGGCAAAAAAGATGCCCGTGAGATGATTGTAAACTATCTAGAAACACATGGTCGCAAAGACGATGTTCGCACACTCAAACGTATTCCAGACAGCTCAATCCGACTCACAACAGGCTGGTTGTGTCGCATGAGCATGGTAGGGCTGGAGCTCACAGATCACGAGCAGATCAAATTGGATAACTTACTAAAAGAGATACTAGAATCCAAACAAGATGAAGAGGTAGCAGAAGTACCCGTTGATGATTCAGTGCCACGAATCACCATCCAAGATCGCCTGCGTGAGAAGGTATCGGAATGCGCAGGTGAGTTAGATGGCTTGTTTGACGACTTCATTGCGTCAGGAGCCAAACTCAACGCAGACTACAAGCCCGTGGTGCTCATGCGTAGCCTAAACATTGCCCCACAAATGGTGAATGACATCAAGCAAATCTGGACCCGTAAACTCACAGAGTTTGACGAGGCAGTGGCAGGCAAAGATGCGGACTTGGCACAGGGCTACAATTATCTCACCAAAATACAGTTAAAGAATTGCGTAAAGTTCTGTGAGCTTGTGATTTCGGACTGTGGCGCCTATGTGCAGATTAAAAAGGTCGAACGCAAGCCACGAGCAGTCAAGGCAGTGAGCCCAGAAAAACGTGCCGCAAAGTTCAAGTGTATTGTAGAATTTGCAGAGCTCAAGCTCAAAGGCTTACCGGCTGCAAGCCTAGTGGACAAGTCAGAAGCCTGGTTGTATGACACTAAAAAACGCAAGCTAATCCATATTGTTGCTGACAGTCATGCACAGGCATTTACTGTAAAGAGCAACGCTATCATTGGGTTTAGTACAATTGAGAGCCAGCAAAAAACTGTGCGAAAGCCAGCAGAGGTACTCCGAGCTATGGGTGCCGCAGGCAAGCCAGCCGCAAGAAAGATCTACAAGGACTTGACCACTACAGAAACTCCGTTTAACGGACGTGGTACAGAGAATTTGATGGTGCTCAAAGCCTGGTAAATATCAGATGCTCAACGATTCCAGATATGTATTAGACAAAGTCGAATTTTACATCACAAATGTTTGTAACTTAAATTGTGATCAGTGCAATCGATTCAATGATTATAAATTTGCCGGATGGCAACGGTGGAGCGACTATGAGGCCATCCATCAACGTTGGGCTGAATTGGTTGACATCAAACACCTGGTTATTCTTGGTGGTGAACCACTGCTTAATCCTTCTATAAATGAGTGGATAACAGGATTAGGCAACATATGGAAAAAGCCAGTACAGATCTTGACCAACGGAACACGTTTAAATCAAACACCGGGACTTTATGAAACATTGCTAGCCTGGGATCCAGATCCCACTCAACTAAAGCATTGGATTGGTATCAGTATTCACAACATAGCAGACATGGATTTTTATGTACAAGAAGCCAAAAAATTTCTTCGCGGGAATATACAAATCTTAACTGACAAAGAAATCATGTACGGAGCCGATTTGGCAC